TTCTGTCCAGTTGCGTATGCAGCGGCCACTTGAGCCTGTTTCCCTTGACCTGCGCGTGCCTCCTTGCGAGGAGCACGCTTCTTTGGTTGTTTCTTCGGTTTCATGGCAACATCAGCCCTCGTCTGTGCGGCTTTCGCCTTCGCAGTCTTGGTCTTCGTCATCCTTTAGTCAATTACTAAACCCGGATTCCCACGTTAAAGGTATACTACGGTGGAGGCCAAATTATTTCCCCTGGCCAAGTTTAACCTTGCCCCGGCACTAGCCATAGACATCGACATCCACGAGTGTCGCGAAGGAACGCGATTCAATCATGAACGGCAATGCCACGGCGAGCCCGAGGCTTTCTCTCCATTCTTGCTCATCTCTCTTACCCAACCCATACCGCGCGTACACAAAAGCCCATGTATCATTCGCGGGGTCCGTCGGCAAGTCCGACCCTGCAATGACAGTCCTGAAGTCTCGGCTCTCATACAATCGATGCTTCTCCGGCACCAACCGCATTACCACTTCTAGATAGTCACGCAGGAAAGGAACAAACCTAAAGGGGAGAAAGGAGTTCAAGTTTCCCGCCAGCTCCTGCATCCACCGGGTCTCATTAGGCGGCTTGTTCACCACCCAACCCAATGACGCAATCAGCTTTCCTGGTTTCGGCGCCCAGAAATACCGCCCATCGACCGGAAAGAAAAGGCCACTCAAGAACGTCACGTCCGACAATTCCCGAGAGATCTTCACCTCCACCTCGTACCCAAGGGCAAGCACATCAGTTTCAATTGCCTTGGCAATTGCTGACAGCTCACCTTCCTGAGAACGGGCCTCAAGTCTTTGAACGATAAACCGAGCCACACTCAGAGTTACCACAGAGTTTCCATCCGATGTATCTGGATCCCCACTGCGTACGCGGTAGTCGTGGGTGAATTTAACGCCCAACCGAGTTTTGCCTACAGTATGGCGCTGCTGTTCCTTGACCCACTCAATGTCCGTAGACAGGCGGCCAGTAACTTTCTGCAACGCTTCCCACTTCAGCTCAAAAAACAACTCATGCATGTGAGCATCGTGGCGCGCGCCATCGACCTCCAAAAACA